TGCCCCTTGGCTACCGTGTACATATAGACGATAAGTATAATTATCATAAATAAGCGTGTCCGCTGGCGGTATGGACGAGATGGCTGATGGGGGGAGTGAGGGGGTGCGGCGTGATTTTAAATGATCGTCCCCCCGATCCCCAAAAAAATTTAACAACAAAAACAATGACCATTAATCAAAATTAACAATTTTAAAAATGAATAAAAGTTTATTAACATTGTTTAGTGCATGGTACAGTTTTTAGCATGGAATCGATCGGCTTTTCCCCCACCTTAGGCAAAGGACACTTTGATCCCGATAGCCCCCTATCCCTATATGCCAAATTAGGGAAGCACTGGGCTGGGCGGTTCATGGGGAAGTTGGCCGAGCTAGGTGGGGTAGAAGAGTATTTGGCTGATGAGGCTGTGCTAGCCGACTGGCTTTTCGACACTCACAAATATCGCCCCAATGATACGGACCATCGGTATCGACTGCAGTTTTGGCTCGAATACGAAAATTCTTGCAAGCTTGGCCGCCAGATGAACATGGCCAATGTTTACAATTTGGTTGGGCCAGAGGCTACGTTTCACCATTTGGTGATGAAGGACGCCCGCCGAGTAGCGTGGATGCTATCGAAGCCTGTGGCTTATGAGATGAATTGCCGGGAGATATTGAATTCCGGTTTATCGCGCTGGAAGAAATTGCTTTCGCAAGACCCTTTCCAGCCAGACCCAAAAGATCCACAAAAGATAGTTATAGACTATAAGCTCATTGACCGGCAGACGGCGGTAACGAAGCTTATGGATCTTCGCCTTAACGGCGCGCCCACTCAGAACATTCGGTCCTTGGAATTGAAGGCGACGCTTGGCGCGAACGGGGAGCTGCAGGCTGTGAGTGATCAGATGGATGCGGACTCTATCGAGCGTCGGTTGCAAGAGCTGCGGAAGAGGAAGCTTCTTGCCGAAGGCAGGGCCCCGAAAGAGAAGGCGGCCCCTCCTTCAGAGCCTGAGACGATTGGCACCCCCGCTCCAACCATTCTCGATGCGGAGGTTGTGGGTGAAGAAGGCTAGGGGGCTGAGTAATGAGCGGAGTATGCGTAAGGATTGCGCGGAGAACCGCTGGGGGCAGCGGGCGAGCCTTTCTCCCATCTGCCGCGTTTGTGGGCTTGAGAGTTATTCAACGTATTTGGATGTGAAGACGGGGCGGCAGGTTTGGGCGCACAAGAAGTTGGTTGAGGGGAAATTCAAGGCAGACGAGCGCAAGGCTCGTTATGCCGTCGGTCATCCATGGAGGATGACGCGTAAGGTTATGGAGACGACCTACCATGAGGAAGATAGTAAGTTGGCGAGAGCGCGTAGCGAGCGGCCCAGCGCTCTCAAGTGAAGTGAAGCAAAAGCTTCGTGCGCATGAGGCCAAGCAGATTTGCGAGGCTAAGCGGAAGTTTTTTGATGAGTCCTCTGCGCGTTCTTATGGCGAGCGGATGGATGAGAGTAAGTACTTTCGCCGCTCCTCTAAAAAGAATTCCCCCTACCAATGCCCCATCTGTCGGCTCTGGCACCTAACTACGAGGCGCACGTGAGCGGTTGCGTAAAGGCTGGCGACTTCTACTTGTGGGTCATTGACCATTTTATAAATGGGTCTTTTTACTCCGAGGTTTCTCCTAAATATAAAACGATCGAGGAGGCCTACGCTTGGGGCCGTGCTCGTGCTTTCCCGGGGCCGGTATGAGTAGTTGCAAGATTTGCAGCCGCTTAAAGAATGATTGGGACGGTGGTCATTGTTTGATTACGATGGATGGCCTTATTTGGATTTGCGTCGTCTGTTCGGGGGTTAGGTGACTAAAGAAGAATTCATGGAAAGAGTTATGCCTGAGCCGATGAGTGGGTGTTGGCTGTGGAGTGGGCGACTAGACAAGGATGGCTATGGGAAATGCCAGGCCAGTGGCAAGAATTGGAAAGAGCAGAGAGCGCATAGAGTTGCTTATCGGTTATTTAAAAGTAAAATTCCAAAAGGAAAGATGATTCTTCATGGGTGTGACACCCCATCTTGCGTAAATCCAGAACATTTAAGGCCCGGAACCGCGCAGGACAACTATGACGATAGTTTTGTGCGTGGGCGTAGGCCACCAAAAAGAACGCATTGCATGCGCGGGCATGAACTTTCAGAAGAGAATGTTGGAGTTTATGGGAAGCAGCGGCGCTGCAAAGCTTGCCACGCCTTAAGGGAAAATGAGAGGTATTATGGAAGACGTTGATCTCCTCATAGAGGAAGAGCGCCTTCTAAAAGCGCAGCTTGAATTGGCCGAAGGCCTTCCACATCTTCATGGAATGCCGCTATACGAGTGGGCGAGTGATTTTATGGAAACGCGAAATCGTATGGCGTTTCTCTGCGCGGCGAACCAGATCTCGAAGAGTTCAACTCAAATTCGCAAATGTATTCATTGGGCCACAGCGAAAGAGCTTTGGCCAAGTTTATGGCCTCGCCCAGGACTTGCTCCACCTAATCAGTTTTTTTATGTTTATCCAACCGCCCCATTGGCCCAGGTAGAGTTTGAAACTAAGTGGTCACAGTTTTTGCCGCGTGGGAAATATAAGGATGATCCAAAATATGGATGGAGAGAAACTTATGACAAGGGATACATCTCGTCCATTAGATTCAATAGCGGCGTCACCATTTACTTTAAGAGCTATAAACAAGGTGGATTTGCACTACAGTCGGCCACCGTTTACGCAATCTTTTTGGACGAGGAATGTCCTATCGAGCTTTGGGACGAATTTGTGTTTCGAGTATCTGCTACCGACGGATACCTATCTATGGTGTTTACGGCTACGCTTGGTCAAGAGGAGTGGCGCCAAGTTATAGAGCCAGCAAACGTGGAGGATGAAAAATATCCTACGGCCTGGAAGCGGCAGATCTCAGTTTTCGATTGCATGTTTTATAAGGATGGGACCCCCGGCCCCTGGACCTTGGATCGTATTAACAATCAGATCGCGCTTTGCTCTTCAGCCGCTCAGGTGCAGCGGCGGATTTATGGGAAGTTTGTTAAGGAGTCGGGGCTTATTTATAGTCAGTTTGATGTCAAAAGGCACCTTAAGCCTTGGCATCCGGTCCCGCATTCTTGGCTATGGTTTATTGCGGCGGACGTTGGGAGCGGGCGTACAGAGCAGAAGGGGCAGGGGCATCCTGGCGGGATTGTGGTTGTGGCGGTACGCCCTGACTTTAAAGCGGGGCGGGTGGTGAGTTGCTGGCGCGGGGATGGGGTAAGAACAACGGCCGGGGACATTTACAATAAGGCCGAAGAGATGATTAAGGAGCTTGGCGTCCAGATGACGGCCAAGATTTACGATTGGGGCTCGGCGGACTTTGGGACGATTGCTGGGCGGAACGGGGGCGGTTGGATTCCTGCGGAGAAAAACCACGAGAAGGGCGAGCAAGCAATCAACACGCTTTTTAAGCACGATATGCTGGCGATTTATCAAAAGGGTGAGAACGGGAAGTTAGCTGGAGAGCTTTGCTCCTTAAATTACGAGACGCCAAAGAGGAAGAGGAAGGACGATCTGGCTGATCCGCTCCGCTATATCGGGGTGCATGTGCCGTGGGATTGGTCGGCGATCAAGGGTGCTGCGTCAAGTGGGCAGGAGTTTGAGGACAGGCCGCAGAAAAAGGAAACGGCGGAGGAGATGAACATTCGCGAGCGGCGAGGCGAGATGACGGACGAGGACAAGTTGCAAAATGAGGGCTGGGAAGAATTTGCTGAGATTAATGCAATTTATGAGGAGATGAATTGAAATGGCTAATATAAAGGACAAAAGGGTGGAAAGTGTGCAGCATAATGCACAAAGCTTTCCAAAAGCGGAAGAAATCTGTAAAATAATAGCTGCTTGCCGCGAATCGGGTGTCACTAGGCTTACAATGGGCCAGTTGGACATTTTATTTGGCCTTGTTGAGGCCAAGTTCCCGCAAGCCACTCATGCTGGCGCTCCCCCAACCCCGGGAGCAGAAGTCCCTGTAGAAACCATACGGGCGAAGCAAATTGAACAAGAAAAACTCTCTCACGAGGAGCAGGAAATCGAGGCGAAGGAACGCCGGATTGCCGAGCTTATGCTTACCGATCCGCTTCAAGCGGAGGAGATGATGAGAGACGGGGACCTTGAGCCAGCGGGGGATTCAGATGGACTTGATGGAGCAAATGACGGGGACGAATAGCGCCACAGCTGAGAAGACCGGCAAGCACAACATCTCCGAGTTAGAAAAATTCTATCAGTCAGCCGATGAGCAAGATAAAGAACTTTTCGCCGAACAGCGGAGCAACATTTTGCTTTATGCTGGCGAGCACTATAACCGCATGCGCTCTACTTTTTATAAGCGCCTTCGGGAAGTTCGCTCCATCACTGAAGAGCAGCGTCTACGCATCGTTAAGAACCACACGCAAAAAATTGTCGATTCCTACACAAATCATATTATGGCGACCGCCCCCGGAGTTGGGTTTGAGCCGGCCAATGAGTCTGAGCTCCAGGATCAGAAGACGGCGGAGCTTAACCACTCGGTGTGGGAGTTTGCTAAAAACAAATATAATTTAGATGAAGAGACCCAAAACTGGGCTGAGGACTTTACACAGATTGGGGAAGTAGCGGTAAAGATTTTCTGGGACCCCCAGGCCGGAGATTACCTTGGCGATTTCATGGATGAAGAATCTCAAGCCATGGTCCCGCAGTTCAAAGGGGACATGACCTTTGAGGAGTGCTACGGGTTTAATCTCTTGATTGATCCTTCTGCGACTGACCACCGAAAAGCCAAGTGGATGTGTATCCGCAAGATGGTGGACACAAAGAAACTTCTCTCTATGTTTCCGGGGGAAGACAATAAGAAATACATTCAAGAGGGCGCTGATCAAACGTATACGATTTTTGATCGTGGGCGCGCCGGGTATGCCAAATCTAAAGACCAATGCATGCTGCGCGAGATGTATTTCAAGCCATGCTTTGATTACCCCTCTGGCTATTGCTATTACTTTGTAAAAGATAAGATTTTGCACGAGTCGGAGTTGCCCGCAGGGCGCTTCCCGATCGTCTTTAAGCCTTTCCGCAAGATGAAGACGCGCGCGCGGGGGCAGTCGATCATCAAAACGATCCGGCCCTTCCAAGCGGAGATCAATCGCGCGGCCTCGAAGATCGCCGAGCACCAAATTACGCTTGGGGACGACAAGGTACTGCTTCAGCAGGGCACTACTTTGACTTCTGGGAAGGTACTTCCTGGCGTTCGCTCCTATAATTTCACCGGCATGAAGCCAGAAGTTATGCCTGGGCGGGATGGATCGCAGTATGCGGCCTATATGGCGCAGCAAATTTCGGAAATGTACAATGCTTGCGACGTGGATGAGACCGAAACGCAGACGCAGGGGCAAGTTGATCCATATTCACTGCTTTACCAATCTGCACGCCAAAAGCGTCGTTTTAGACTATATATTGCTCGTTTTGAGCAGTTTTTGATCGAAGTAGCGGACCTTTTCCTCACTTTAGCGCGTTATCACTACCCCGATGACATGGTTATCGGCATGGTTGGCCGCAATGAACAGGTGAATTTAGAAGAATTCCGTGGCCAGGATCATCTTTGCTACAAAATTAAGATCGTTCCGCAAGCTGAAGACATTGAAACGAAGCTTGGTAAGCAACTAGTACTCTCTCAGACGCTCCAATACACCGCTGGCAAGTTTGATAAAGAGGATATTGGCAAATTAATCAAGGCAATGCCCTATGCGAACATGGGGGAGAGCTTCAATGACCTAACTATTGATTACGAAGCTGCGACAAATGACATTCTAAGCCTTGATCGCGGTGAGCAACCGCCCATCAGCCCGCAAGATAACCACGTTTACATGATCAAGCGCCTCACTCAGCGCATGCGGCAGGCTGATTTTAAATATTTAGATCCCGCAATCCAGAATAACTATGCGATGCGGCTTCAGGCGCACAATCAAATTCAAGCGCAACAATTACAAGAAATTCAAATGGCAGAGAGCGGCTTCATTCCGACGGATGGCTATCTCGTTTCCTGCGACTTCTATGTGCAGGTGGACGCGAAAGATCCGTCAAAGGTGAAGAGGGTTCGTTTGCCAAGTGGAAGCCTCCAGTGGCTAATCAAAAAACTGGAAACCCAAGGTTCGGGGTTGGATCAAATCGAACAAATTAACCAAGGAAACTTGGCCCAGATCGCTCAAATGATGAACGGTCAGGCCGGTGGACAGGCTGGGCCTGGCACTGGACAACCGGGGGCTATGCCCTCAAATGGAGTAGTCAATGGAAACGCAGGTCAACCAGGAAGTGATACAGGATCAGGTCAACCAGTCTTCGCCGGAGGCTGAAGCAGTAGATAGCGCAGCGGCTCCTGCCGCCGAAGGCGCTGCCCCCCCAGCAGAAAAAGCAGCAAAAAGCGGATTAGATAAGCTCCGAGAAAAGGGCTCTGTCAACGTATCGGCTGACAAAAAGGAAGGCGATGTTAGTGCTCAGGCTGTCGCGGCCGCCGTTGCCGCTTTCAAGCCGAATTTTAAGTTCAAGGCTGCCGGCAAAGAAATGGAAGTGCCCGAATATCTTCGCGGCGTGATGAAGGACGCGGATGCTGAGAAGCATCTCCATTCATTGCTTTCAAAAGCGCATGGAATCGAAATGATTCAGGAGAAACTAAAAGGCACGCGCACGGAGCGTGATGAGGTTCGCCAGGCGTATCAAAACGTCATGGAGCCAATTAAGCTTGGACAAGAAGCGTATCGCCGCGACGACATGGATACCGTGTGGGATGTTTTGAAAATTGATCCCAATAAAGTATTGCAATGGGCAGTCAAGAAGGTACAATTAAGTCAGCTGCCCCCGGACCAACGCCAGGTTTATGAAGAGGCAGCAGCGGCCAAAAAACGTGCTTGGGAACTTGAGCGTCGTAGCGAAACTCAAAACCACACATTGGCCCAAACGCAGAGCGAGCAGATACAGCAAATGCTCGATCTTGTGTTAGAGCGACCTGATATTAGCGCTATCGCTCAAGCGTACGATACGAGAAAGCAGAAAGATGGATCTTTCCGCGAGCTCGTAGCCATGATGGGGGACCAAGAGTTCCACCGAAGTGGCAAAGTAATTCCTCCCATGGAAGCCGCGAAAATGGCGGTTGAGCTCCTTGGGGAGAAGTTCGGAGCCCCGGCCCAGCAAGCCGCTGCAGCTCCAGCACCCGTAGCACAACCAGCTCCGGCACCGGAAAAAGCCAA